TAACAGCAGCAATTACTATTAGTGCAACACTAACAGGTGCTGCCGCAGACGCAGATGTAATTGCAAAAGCTATTAATGATGCAGGACTGGTTAATGTTGTGGCTAGCGTGGATAGTCAAAACCGTGTTGTTATTACACATAAACTTGGCGGTGATATTATTCTTGTAGATCAAGATGGATTGCTTGCTGAGATTGGTTATAGCGGATTTAATATAACAACTGGCGCCGGTACAGCTAACTTGTACGACGAAGGTGGCGACCAATTCCGTGCTACATTGTGGAAGCCACTGGTTTACACTGCAAGCAACGATGCTCCAACTGCATTAGCAGCACAAGGTGCTCTATGGTATAGCAGCATTGTTGACGAAGTTGATCTAATGATTCATAACGGTACAACATGGGTAGGCTACAAAAACAGCGCATCACCATATTATGCCAACAATACAGATGTAAACGGACCGATTGTAAGTGCAAGTGAACCAACTACACAAAGCGATGGATCAACTGCTCTAAAAACAGGTGATATCTGGATCAGCACAGCTGATTTAGAAAACTATCCAACTGTTTATGTTTATAACAAAACACTCAAAGATGCAGGATCATATCCTTGGACATTGATAGATAACACTGATCAAACCACAGAAAACGGTATACTGTTTGCAGATGCACGTTATAACACAAACGGCGCAAACAGTGGCGAAGCTGGAGAAATTGCAGATTTACTCGGCAGCAACTTCTTAGACCCAGATGCTCCAGATCCAGCATTATATCCACGTGGTATGCTATTGTGGAATCTACGTAGAAGCGGATTCAACGTAAAGCGTTTTGAGCGTAACTGGATTGATGTTAATGCTGACAACGAACGCTTCAACAACGGCGAAGCAATGACCAGTTATTATCCACATCGTTGGGTAACTGAAAGTGCTAACGAAGTTGATGGTGCAGGTAGCTTTGGACGTAAAGCACAGCGTAAAGTTGTTGTCCAAGCATTACAAGCATTGGTTAACAGTAACCAAGATATCCGTGACAATGAAACACGCTTGTTTAACTTGATGGCTTGCCCAGCTTATCCAGAACTAATTGGTGAAATGGTAAGCCTAAACTACGATAGAGGATTAACAGCATTTGTTGTTGGAGATTCACCATTCCGTTTAAGACCAGATGCTACTACATTGAACAACTGGGCAGCAAACGTTAATCTAGCAGTTGAAGATAACGACCGTGGACTTGTAAGCAGAGATGAATACCTAGGCATTTACTATCCAAGTGGATTTACCAGCGACAACGCAGGCAACAACATTGTTGTTCCAGCAAGTCATATGGTACTACGCACTATGGCACTAAATGACCAAGTTGCTTATCCATGGTTTGCACCAGCTGGTACAAGACGTGGCGGTGTAACCAATGCTACTGCAACAGGTTATGTCAACAACGAAGGCGAATTTGTAAGTATTGCTCTTAACGAAGGCCAAAGAGATACATTGTATCAAAATAATGTTAACCCAATCACTTTCCTAACTGGTGCTGGATTAACAGTATTTGGACAAAAGACTCGTGCAAGAAATGCAAGTGCGTTGGATAGAATCAACGTTGCAAGACTTGTGGTATATCTACGCAGTCAGCTAAACAGTCTAGCAAAGCCATACTTGTTTGAACCAAACGATAAGATTACACGTGACGAAATCAAACAACAGGTAGAAAGCTTGATGGTTGAATTGGTTGGTCTAAGAGCATTGTACGACTTCCTAGTTGTATGCGACGAAACCAATAACACACCTGCAAGAATTGACAGAAATGAACTTTATGTTGATATTGCGATTGAACCAGTAAAAGCAGTTGAATTCATCTACATTCCACTACGCTTGAAAAACACAGGGGAAATATCAGGTCTATAATATAGGGGTCGAGGAAACTCGACCCTAATATCATAAATACTTGTGTATAAGGAGAAACTATAGATGGCAATCTCAACTCTACTAAATTTAACAGTGCCTTTGGCAAACGATAGCAGCGCAAGCAATCAAGGATTGCTAATGCCTAAACTGCAATATCGTTTCCGTGTAACACTGGAAAACTTTGGTGTAAGCAAAGAAACTCAAGAACTAACCAAACAAGTTATTGATGCAACTAGACCTACACTACAGTTTGACCCAATTCAACTTGACGTGTACAACAGCAAAATTTACCTTGCTGGAAAACATACATGGAACACTGTTAATATTACACTACGTGACGATGTTAATGGTAGTGTACAAAAGATGGTTGGCGAACAGCTTCAAAAGCAATTTGACTTTTTTGAACAATCAAGCGCCGCAAGCGGTATTGATTACAAGTTCGTAGAACGTATTGAAATTCTCGACGGTGGTAATGGAGCAAATACTCCAGGTGTACTTGAAACATGGGAACTATATGGTTGTTTCCTAACCAACGTAGAATACGGTGCGTTAGCATATGCAAACAACGATCCTACTACAGTTACATTAACTATTCAATATGATAATGCTGTACAGTTAGGCATTGGCGTAGGTATCAATGGAACCAAGCAACAGCGTTCAACAGGCAACGCAGGTACTAGTGCTACCGGTTAATAACAATTGAGATTGCCACTCTACAAAAAAGGAGCCAACTGGCTCCTTTTTTGTTAACTGCGTAGTTTATAATATTGATAAATACATTATGTCGAGATATACACCTTTTTTTGATAACAATAGCAGAGCAGGCACACTAGCAGATTATGCTCATGCTGATGCCTTGTATGTTCGCAATAATATGCGACTTAGTCCTAAGACTAAATTTTTATATCATGTTGTTATAGACGTTAATCAATCTGCAATTGCAAGTTTAGGATATACAGTACAAAATCTATTGAATAAAAGAGAGTTCAACTTACTTGTAGAAACTGTAGATTTGCCCACATTCAGTGTTGATGTAGACGAAAAAAATCAATACAATAGAAAAAAACTTGTGCAAACTCGTGTACGCTACGAACCAGTACAACTGGTATTTCACGACGATATGGCAGGATTAACTACACTGCTATGGGAAGCGTATTTTAGATACTATTATCAAGATCCAAATTATGCAAGTAAAAACAGCAGAGGACAGCCAAATACAACTGTTCCCCAAGCTTATTACCATTCTATGTACAGAGGCGAGGACGCTAACAAATATAGATACGGACTAGATAACAATAGATCTAACAGTACTCCATTTTTTAACAGTATCAGTGTTTATCAATTGTATTCTAATAACGCTAGACCAGAACACACTGCATTTACATTAATTAATCCTATGATCAGTAATATGAGTCACGATACTATGAGTCAAAGCGAAACTGGTCTTACTAAAAATACCATGAGAATAAACTATGAAGCTGTAATTTATGGTCGTGGAAGAACCGCAGTTGATGAACCAGCTGGATTTGCAGATCCTGCACATTATGATTTATCATATGGAACATTTAGTAATAAACCCAATAACATTGGGGATTTATTCACAATTGGCGGGTTGGTCAACGGTATATCAACTGTGTGGAATGATGTTAGAAATGGACAAGTAGATTCAAATACTATTCTTGCAGGCATAGGAATACTACAAAACTTACAAAATATCAATACAAATAAACCAAGTACAAACATAGCAACAGCAAATACAGTAACTCAAAATTCGGGATTTGTGCTACCAAAAGATCCATTTCCAAACTCAATAACTTCAACTGTACCAGTGAGAACTAGATAATGAGCAGCTTTGTAGATCCAAGTATTAATAAATTACCAGACAGTGCTGCTGAAGTCAAAGAATTCTTTGACAAATATTTTAGTAAAAAAATCAGCGTCACCAGCAATCAAGTGGATAGTGTGGTTGGATTCTTTGTAAAAAGAGGATTCGATAACAACAGTGCTATTGCTGTGGCTACTGTTTTGTTACAACAAGCAAAAATTGACAATGTAAATATTTTCCAATTATTGGACACATTGCAAGGATTAAACGAAGTTTCTATTAGTAAACTGGTTGCAACCATACTTAACTCAAATAGAAGTAGAATAAGCAGTATTGGATTTGCAATAGAAAATCGTGCTACTACTAGCGAAGAAAGAAATATTGTATATTAATGGCAAGATTTGCTCAAGGAAAATATACCTTAACCAATCCTAAAAAATATGTAGGAGGAAAGTCGCCTACATATAGAAGCAGTTGGGAATTTGCTTTTATGCGCTTTTGTGATTTAAACGAAAACGTTACACAATGGGCCAGCGAAGCTATAAGCATACCTTATAGAAATCCTTTGAGTGGCAAAATGACCATATATGTTCCGGATTTTTTTATAGTTTATCAAGATAGAACTGGCAAACAGCAAGTTGAATTAATTGAAGTAAAACCTAAAAATCATACTTTCCAAGAAAATCTAGGAAACAGTAGACATAACAAATTGCATTTTGTTGTTAATCAAGCCAAGTGGAGTGCCGCTAGAGCATGGTGCAAACAAAAAGGCATTGTTTTTAGAATCATCAACGAAGGAGATATTTTCCATCAAGGCAAACGTAGATAAATAATAGTAGTATTTAATGGAATATTACTATGACAAAAAAACTCGAAGAAATGTTAAATTTGCCCGACAACGAAGATATTGTTAATCCTAGAACAAGAAAAAAATCTGTAGTCGAAGTTGAGCCAGAGCATACTTTTAGAGATATAGAAGAGCTTGATAAAATTTCCAGTGCATTGCCTTACGTTAAAGGGTTAGGCGACAAAGCAGACGAAGAATTAGAAGACATAGCCACTAGAGCATTATCTGCATACGAAGATCTAATGGACTTGGGTATGAACGTGGAAGCAAGGTACAGCGGTAGAGTTTTTGAAGTTGCCAACAGTATGTTACAAACTGGATTAAATGCCAAAGTTGCTAAACTAGACAAAAAACTTAAAATGGTAGAATTGCAACTGAAAAAAGAAAAACTAGACAAAGAAGATGGTTCCCCGACTGGCATAGTAAATGGCGAAGGGTATGTTGTTACTGATAGAAACAGCTTGCTAGAACGTCTAAAAGGGCTAGATAAAGATAAATAATACTAATAACAGGATCCTATAATTATGAAAACATTTGTTGAATACTTGAACGAATCAAAAAAGGTCTATTCATTTAAGATAGGCGTTGCTGGCGAATTGCCTGAAAATTTTGAAAACACAATGGAAACTGCATTGCAGAAATACGGTGTGCTCAAAATGACTGCTGGCAAAAGCACACCTATACAAGAAAGACCGTTGGACTTTCCACAACTAAAAAATATGAATGTTACTTATTATGAAATTGATCTAAATTATCCTACTACCTCTCAAGTATTGCAAGAATACATAGGACAATGCTGTGGCGTAAAACAAAGTTATTTGATTGTAAGAAATCCTAACGAACCACAAGAATTGTATCAACAAGAAAAAACTGACAGTGAATATGTTGCTAAACTCACTGTAGAAGATCTAGGCGGCGAGAGTGGCCAAGGTAGTGTAGGTGCAACTAGAGTTATGGATCTACTAAAAGAATTAGAAACTGCACGTAAAGAACGTAGCAATGATTACATCGGAAAAGCCCCTGTTGGCGAGAGCAAAGATATCGGCGATGTAGAAAATACAAAAAGCCCAATAGGAGCATAACATGAAAATTTTTGAAGTTACAAAAATAAACGAAGCCGTAAACGATCAAGAATTTTTTAGAAGAGCTAGTTCAGTTCTTGGCGATACCGAAATGACCCGTTTGCAACAAATGGTTCAGGATGCTGGCGGGGTAGATAAATGGCTATTTCAAGCAAAACAAGATAGTGATGACGTTTTTCAGAACCCTAGCAACAGAGCAATTAGAGATAGAATCTTTGGAGTACAATCAGGATTAGGCAGTGGAGGAGATCCTACATCTCGCCCAGGAATTATAGACATTGCGTCAATACCCGATACTCTTCCAAGGGGGACAGCAGCCCGAGGTGCAGCAAATGCCGCAGCCGCTCAAACAGCATTAGATGGCATTCGCTTTAGTGGAGCTGCTCCAGAAGATATGCCTAGACGCCCCGGACAACAAACCAGCGGCCCGGCAGCAGTGCCACCTACAACACCAACCGCAGCAGAACCAACCGCAGCAGTGCCACCTACAACACCAACCGCGGCAGAACCAACCGCAACAGAACCAACCGCGGCAGAACCAACTGCTACTAATCCACAGCCAACTAGACCAGGACAGGAAACCAGCGGTCCAGACTTAGGTCAAGTTACACAAACTTTACGCAGAGGCAGTAGAGGCGAAGCTGTTAGAGTATTACAACAGTCGTTGGGTATGAGCGGTAATGCAGTAGATGGAGTATTTGGGTCAAACACGGAAGCAGCAGTACGTCAGTTCCAACAAAATGCTGGAATTCAAGCCGACGGTGTTGTTGGACGTCAAACATTGTCAGCATTGCAAAATAGAGCAGTAACCGGCGGACCTGGTACAACAAACACCGCACCTGGCAGATTAGGCAATGCACCGGCTCCAGCAGCTAGACCAGCAGCTAGACTAGTTGATCCTCAAGCCGCCGCTGCCGTAGCGAAAACTGATGCAAGAGGAAGAACACGTATAGGAACAGATGCCGGAGACGGCATGGTGTGGATTGTAGGCAACAGTAACGCTCTTGTGAGAGTAAGACCCAATGATCCTAGAGTAGCAGCACAGCAAGCCGCAGCAAGAGTTGCAGGAAATGAAAGTGCAAATAATACAAACAACGCACTAGTAGAAGGAATAACAAAATTGGCAGGAATATCAAACAAGAAAAAATTAAACGAAGCAAGTATGAATATAAGTTTAAATGCTGATAGTTCTGCCGAAGTAGCAGAATTGCTAAGAATCATGCAACTAGCGGGCGCAGGCGGTGCCAAAGCAGTTGACACTGCAATGATCAATCAAACAGACAGTCATATGGGCGGCTGCGGATGCAGTTCGTGTGCTGCAAAGCAAGGTCCTAGCGAACCTGATATGGGCGATATGATTCGCATGATAAGTGCTGAAGAACTTGCTACAGAAGAAGTGGATGACGGCGACTTTGGAGATGCTACAACCGAACCAGACGAGACATACATGAATGATGTAAGTGCAAGTATTCCAAGTGGCAACGACTTACACAAAGAAAAAGGTTCATATCCTGCAACAGCAGGCGGTGATAATCCAATGGGTATTAGAGAAACTCTTTGGAAAGCACTACAGGAAAAGAAAAAGAAAAAACCAGATGCCGACGGCGATGGTGTTCCAGACTGGGCTGATAAAAAGCCCGGCAAAGACGACCACGCTGGTAAGAAAAAAGGTAGTAAGCCAAAGAAAGGGCAAGTGCCTCCACAGTTTAAAAAGAAAACTAACGAAGGCGAAGTTCAATCGCCATCACATGAAATAAGCGATGTTGCTCGCAAAGCTACACAAATTGCACAAATGATCAAAAAGAAAATCAATTCGGGCGATCAAATGGATGATAGAGATTACAATCAAATGGCAGAACTTGGAACAGTGTTGTCAAGATTAGGAACAAGCTTTGGTCCAAAATCCATGAAAGATGTATTGAATCATATGATAGAATACACCGACGATAGAAATCAAGAAGGTCACGACTATCCAGAATTTAATGCGGATAGATTCAAAGAACTAATTGCAATGGCAAAACGCTAAATCAATAGGGCCCAAGTGGCCCTATTTTTCTGACTAAATATTAGCATGTCAAAAAGTCTAGATGGCGTATTAGTAAAAAAAGCCAATAAACAAGAAACCTATACCGAACAACAAATTCAAGATCTATTACAGTGTATGGATCCTGACAATGGTTACCTTTATTTTGCTCGAAACTTTGCACATATTCAACATCCTGTAAAAGGCAAATTGTTGTTTGATCCTTTTGAATATCAACTGAGATTACTACACAGCTACCATAGCTATCGTTTTAATATCAATATGATGCCCAGACAAACAGGCAAGACTACCTGTGCTGCAATTTATCTAGCATGGTATGCAATGTTTAATCCTGATCAAACTATTCTTATTGCTGCACACAAGTACACAGGTGCGCAAGAAATCATGCAGCGTATTCGATATGTATACGAACTATGCCCAGATCATATTAGAGCAGGTGTTACTAGTTATAATAAGGGTTCGATTGAATTTGAAAACGGATCTAGAATTATCAGTCAAACAACCACAGGTACTACTGGACGTGGTTTGAGTATTTCGCTATTATATTGCGACGAATTTGCATTCGTACAACCTAATATAGCAGAAGAATTTTGGACTTCAATATCACCTACACTAGCAACAGGTGGCCGTGCTATTATTACCAGCACACCCAACAGCGACGAAGATACATTTGCTACTATCTGGAAACAGGCTGAACAAAAGTTTGATGAATACGGTAACGAAAGCGAATTAGGAATAAACGGATTTCACAGTTTCCTTGCACATTGGAGCGAACACCCGGATCGCGACGAAGTGTGGAAAGCAGAAGAAATAGGTCGTATTGGAGAAGAAAAGTTCCGCAGAGAATACGGCTGCGAATTCTTGATCTTTGAAGAAACATTAATTAACAGCTTGAAGTTGGCTATCATGGAAGGCAATTCGCCTTTATTGCAGATGGGGCAAATACGTTGGTATAAAAAACCAGATCCCAAATACAGCTATGTTATAGGATTAGATCCTGCAATGGGAACTGGCGGCGACAACGCTGCTATACAAGTAATTGAATTGCCCACATACGAACAGGTTGCAGAATGGCAACATAACATGACTGCTATTCCAGGACAGATAAGAATACTCAGAGACGTTTGCACATACATCAGAGATATAACCCACGATCAAAGCAACGTATATTGGAGCATTGAAAACAATGGTATTGGTGAAGCTGCATTGTTGGTAGTACAGGACTTTGGCGAAGAGAACATTCCTGGGTTGTTTATTTCAGAACCTATACGCAAAGGACATGTTAGAAAATTCCGCAAAGGATTTAATACAACTCATAGCAGCAAAGTAACCACCTGTGCAAGATTAAAAACCATGATTGAAAACGATAAACTAACAATACGTAGCAAACCTTTGATCAGCGAACTTAAAGCTTTTGTTGCTACTGGCAGTAGTTTTCAAGCCAAGCCTGGACATTCAGACGATCTTGTAAGTTCATTGATTCTTACACTACGTATGATGAATGTTATGAAAGATTGGGATGCAACTGTATATGACACATTTAGTCAAATTGAAGCAGAAGACAACTATGAACTGCCCATGCCAATCTTTATAACTAGCAATTATTGATAAATACTTTACTATGAAAAACCTAAATAATGTAGCAGAACAACTATTCAATGAGATTAGAGGACGGTTTCCTAGCGTGGAAATCGGCGATGCCAATGGCAATGTTGTAAACGAACCACAAACAGCTAGATTTTACGATTTTGATTTTGAAACCAATGGTAAAAAACTAGGAAAAGTAAGCGTTAGTTTAGACGAAGAAGATGGCATTGTTATAATGTTCAACAAGAATTTTATTGAAGAGCAATATGGTTCTGCAAAATCAGATTGGTATGGGTTTTTAAAAAATATTAGAACTTTTAGTAAAAAGAGATTATTGAACTTTGAAGTCAGAGATATCAATAGAACAAATTTAACCAAAAGAGACTACAAATTTTTGGCAGCAAATCGCCGCGGAGAACAAACAATGGCTGAATCGAGAATGTATGGTAGCGCAAAAACCAGCTTTCAAAAAATTGGAAATGCAAAACTATCAATCAAACATACAGGTGCTATTCAAGAAGGTAGCAGTAGAACACAAAAAATTGGTGCTATCTACATCGAAAACACAGATGGAGAAAGATTTAAATATCCATTTAAACATCTAAGTGGTGCTAGAGCTCTTGCAGTTCATGTAAGTGAAGGTGGTCATCCATATGACGATTTTGGCAAATACATTACTGGCCTCAGTGAAGAACTTTCAAATCTCCGCAAGTTCAAGCAATATATGGCTCGTAGTAGTGTTATGGCAGAAAGTCTCAGTGAACACATGGATACTGTAAACGAACGTGTAGCACTGGTTAAAAAAGAAATCCAAAATCTCCAAAAGCCATCGTATTACACCAATGCGTTTGAAAACTTTGTTCCAATAGAAAATGAAGAAGTACCAGAAGACATTGCGGCCAATTGGATAGATCAATTAACTGTAAAACAATTCAATGAAGAATTAAAAGATGTATTCCCTTATATTTACAATCTAGTAAGCGAAGCAACCAAAGCAAAAGAATTGTCATTTGAAGACATTATTGCCGAACAAGCTCAAAACTTTATTACATACCAAGTTCAACCAGGCGACACTATTACAAGTATTGTAAATGATATGAATGCCGAAGGCATTGAAACCACAGTTGATCAAGTTATGATGGACAACAAAGGCGTTGTAGACAGTAAAGGCAATGTAAAGGCCGGTACAGTATTAAAAATAGGTGAACCCCAATTAGCACCTACAACATCAATTAGACCTCAGGGCCGTCCTGAAACTGTAGGAATTGGCGGCACAACTGAGATTGCTCCAAACGGACAAATAGATGGGAGCACCAGAGGCATTGATCCAGCACTTAATTACGGCGAAAGCATTGAACGAACTATAGATCAATTAATGGGACAATTCAGTGAAGAGGCCGACGACCTCGATGAGTCAGGGTTGCAGTATTATACAGGTGTTAAAAAGCACGGCAAAGAATATATGAAAAAAGCTGCACAGGCAGGGCGCGAAGGCGCAAGTCAAGAAGAACTAGGCCGTCTCAAAGACAAATACAGTAAAGCTGAAAAGAAAACCAAAGAAGGCAATGCATTTGCCAATGCTGTACGTCAAGCAAAAATGAATGGCAAGAAAAAAGGCGATAAAATTCCAGGGCCAGATGGCGACGAAATTACACTAGAAAAAGAAAAGAAGATTCCATTAGGCGAATTTATTCTAAGTTATTTTGACAGAGAGTCGGGCCAGTTTCCGAAAGGGCCAACTGCCGTACTTACTATGGTAGAAAAAGAATATGGCGATCAATATGTAAGGCCAGCCAGTAAGTTCATAGAACGCATCAATCAAAGAGTATCAGAAATCATGGGATACAAAGAAAACGATTTTGAAGTTCAAGAAACCCCAGAAATAGAAAGAATATCAGCGTTAGCCGGTTTAAGATAATCGGCTAACACATTTAAAATATTAAAAAATCTTGTTGACAAGATAAATAAACATGTGTAGTATGTAAGAGTGCTGCACATATTAGGCACAAAGCACATAGGCATTATATAGGAGGCAAAACTATGGCATCACTAGCAGAAATCAGAGCAAAGCTCAAAGAACAAGAAACACGCCCAACAGGTGGTTCTACAGGCGGCGGCGACAACGCAATTTATCCATTTTGGAATATGAAAGAAGGCGATCAAGCAACGCTACGCTTCCTTCCTGATGGAAACACTAACAATACATTTTTCTGGGCAGAACGTCTTATGATCAAACTGCCTTTTGCAGGCGTTAAAGGCGAAACCGATAGTCGTCCAGTACAAGTACAGGTTCCGTGTATGGAAATGTACGGTGAAACTTGCCCAATTCTCAATGAGGTTCGCGGCTGGTTCAAAGATGCAACCCTTGAGGACATGGGTCGCAAGTATTGGAAAAAACGTAGCTATATCTTCCAAGGATTCGTTACTGACAATCCTATTCAAGAAGACACCAAGCCTGAAAATCCAATTCGTAGATTTATTATTGGACCACAAATTTTCCAACTTATCAAAGCAGCACTTATGGATCCTGATATGGAAGAACTGCCAACAGATTATACTGCTGGCGTTGATTTCCGTCTTAGCAAAGGTTCCAAAGGTGGTTACGCAGACTATGGTGCAAGTAACTGGGCACGTAGAGAACGTCCGCTTAGTGACGCTGAAATGAAAGCGGTTAACGAACACGGATTGTTTAATCTCAGTGACTTCCTTCCTAAGAAGCCCACTGATGTGGAAGTTAAAGTGCTAAAAGAAATGTTTGAAGCAAGTGTGGACGGCGAAGCATACGATGCTGATCGTTGGGGTCAATACTTCCGTCCTGCAGGTATGGCAGCACGTACCGGTGATCCTAATGTAGCAGCAAGCCCTCGTGCTACTGCTACAAGCCAGAGTGCACCAATTGTAGACGAAGATGACGATGGTATTCCGTTTAAGTCAACAGAACAAGCAGCACGAGATACTGCATCTGCTCCTAAAGCAGCAACCGAATCTGCACCAGCAGGCGGTGGTGCAAAAGATATCCTTGCAATGATTCGCGCACGTCAGAATCAGTAATTGATACAAAAAGGGTTACATTTTTTAATGTAACCCTTTATAGTTCAAGCTTTTTTAGATTAGGAGTAACACATGGCTACTAAAGCATTCGATCCTTCAAAGTTTCGAAATTCATTAACAAAATCTATCAAAGGTATGAGTGCCGGATTCAATGATCCAACTGATTGGATCTCAACTGGTAATTATGCTTTAAACTATTTACTCAGTGGCGATTTCCGCAAAGGTATTCCACTGGGCAAAGTAAGTGTATTTGCAGGCGAATCGGGCGCTGGCAAATCATATATTGTAAGCGGTAATATTGTAAAACACGCTCAAGAACAAAACATCTTTGTTGTTCTTATTGACAGCGAAAATGCTCTTGACGAAAGTTGGCTACAAGCACTTGGTGTCGAAACCAGTGAAGACAAACTGCTAAAACTAAACATGGCTATGATCGACGATGTTGCTAAAACTATTTCAACATTTATGGACGATTATCGCAACATGAAAGAAGAAGACCGTCCAAAGGTATTGTTTGTCATTGACAGCTTGGGTATGCTAATGACTCCTACTGAAGTCAATCAGTTTGACGCAGGCGATATGAAGGGTGATATGGGTCGTAAGGCCAAAGCACTTAAAGCACTGGTTACTAACTGTGTTAACATGTTTGGTGCCCATAACGTGGGCATGGTTGTTACCAACCACACATACGCTAGCCAAGACATGTTCGATCCTGATGACAAGATTTCAGGTGGTAGCGGATTTGTGTATGCCAGTTCAATGGTTGTAGCTATGAAAAAGCTAAAACTCAAAGAAGACGAGGACGGTAACAAAACTTCAACTGTAAACGGTATTAGAGCAGCGTGTAAAGTTATGAAAACACGTTACGCTAAACCGTTTGAAAGTGTTCAGGTTAAGATTCCTTACGAAACAGGCATGGATCCTTACTCGGGCTTATTTGATTTATTTGAAGCAAAAAATCTGCTTGAAAAAGTAGGCAATCGCTACAAGTATGTCAGCAGCGAAGGCAAAGAAACATTGGAATATCGCAAGAATTGGACAGGCGAACTATTGGAAATGATCATGAATGATTTACCAGCAAAAGAAGCACTAATGGTAAATATCGACAACACAGACGAAGAATCTGTGATTGATCATAACGAGGAGTACACTGAATAATGAACGACGAATTCTTTGCCGATGTCTGGATGTTGTTTAAAGAATACTTTGACAAGAAAAATGTTGAACTAGCAGCAGAAAAATATGTTGACGTGCTTATCGATTATGGAGTAGATGACACTCGATTGGCAGAACTATTAGGCACCGATAAACATCTAGATGCTGCTATTCAGTATTATCTAGAAATGGATACCGACGAAGATGAAGAGTGGGATGACTAATGGGATGGTACAGTCGCGTAAGTCGAGATATCAGCGAAATTCCTGCTGCAATAAAATACTTTGAAGACGAACTTGTTCAAGCAAAGCATGAAGTTAAAATAAAAGGCAGTCTTGAACGAGCCGCAGCTGAAATGCCTGGCATAGTAGAACATCGATTCAATCAACTTCAAGAAATTGAAGCAATACTAGAATATCTAAACATAGAGTTGCGCAGATTGCGCAGCTCTTTTTTCAAAAAATATCTTGAAAATTATCAACGTGCTCTGAGTAGTCGTGATGTTGAAAAATACGTTGACGGCGAAGCAGACGTAGTGGATTATGAAAAGATTATCAACGAGTTTGCATTGCTACGCAATAAATGGTTAGGCGTACTAAAGGCACTGGATCAAAAGCAATGGCAGATAACTAATATAGTTAAATTACGAGTAGCAGGTATGGAAGACGCAACACTATGAAATTAGTATATGATTATTGGATGCCAAGCACAGACAGTCATTTTGAAAGACTAATATCCAAGCGTATTAAAAACGGTGGGCCAGCTGAATATCAAGACGATACAAGAGACGAAGCATATAAACATGTAAAAGATTTTAACATAGCAATTGACGTAGGTGCTAATGTTGGTTTGTGGTCAAGACCACTAACAAAAATATTTAATCACGTTATTGCATTTGAACCTTTAGAACAAGTATACAGTTGTTTAGAACGCAACGTAGTAGGACTAAACATTGAAATACACAAACATGCGTTAGGTAGTGTAAACGACAAAGTCGAAATGGTATATGATGCTGAAAATACAGGTAGTAGCTACGTTAGCGAAATAGGTCAAGGCAGTATAGATATCAAACGTCTTGACGATTTGAATTTACCAAGATTTGGATTGTTGAAGATAGATTGCGAAGGCCACGAACTAGAAGTAATCAAAGGCGGCGAACAAACTATATTAAAATACAAGCCTATTATTGTTGTAGAACAGCACCCTGAATCAGAGTATTGCGCTGCAACATATCTAAAAAAATTAGGTGCTAAAGAAATAACAAACGTTAGAAAAGATTATATATTTGGATGGTAGTATGACAATTACAATTACAACAACATTTAGTGACAAAAACTATAAAGATTACGCTCATTATTTTATGGCAAGTTTAGAAAAATATCTCGATAATAATATTAAAGTTGTTGTTTATACCGATTCTCCTTTATTTGAAAATACTAACAATTGGTATAATTTGATACTAGCAGACAATTGTCCTAATTTAGTAGAATTTAAAACTCGTAATAAATCTCGTCATGTTCCTGAAGGAACAAAAGGGTTTCTTTTTGACGCGGTAAGATTTAGTCATAAAAGTTATTGTATTATTCATGCTGCACAAAATTGCACCACCGATAAATTGATTTGGTTAGATGCTGATACAGAAATACTTGCACCAATAACAAAAGAATATCTTAATAGTCATCTTGATGCAGAAAGTTTTGTAAGTTATTTAGGAAGACCTGATAGATATACAGAAACAGGATGGCTAGCATTTGACATGACAAACAATAATGCCACTAACTTTTTCAACAAATGGGAATGGTATTATAACACAGATGAAATTTATAATTTACCAGCTCAGTTAGATTGTCATGTATTCGATGCTGTTAAAGACGAGTTTATTGATAAAAATCTAATAAAAGGACAAAATATAAGTCCTCTAAATATCGGTAAAGGACACTTTGATATTAGATTTAAAAACTTTATGTGTCATTACAAGGGCGATAGAAAAGAAGATAGAGACACGTACTTTAAGAAAGCCACACGCAAATAATGAAAATAGTTTTAACTGGCCATAAAGGATTTATAGGTAGTCATTATTTAACTCATGCATCTAAAGACAACACTGTAGATATTATAAAAACATTTGATAA